CGCGCTACAATGAAAAGCGAGATAATGAAAGCGTTAGACGTTATGTCATTGACGAAAATGCAGACTTAGCTGAAAGTTTAAGCAAAATTGTTACTATGGAATACCTGCGTTGATCCCATTGCCACCCAAAGTTACTATTAACTACGAAGTAACTATTATGGTTGATGAACTAAACGTCGATATACTTAAATGGTACGTTGATCAAGGGCAAAATATATCCTGCAGAATATGGCATGATCATCGAGGACATGCACATGAGGTTTCTGTAGTACAGTACGGGCAAGGTAGGCCGAGTCATAAAACTAACGATGGCAGTAATCAGCATCTACTTAGATTTCGCAAAGAAGATGCAGGTGCCGCATTAATGTTCTTAATGACGTTTAATAAACACGTAACGCAACACAATATGAGAGAGGTGGACAAGTATGTCTATTAGGAAAGAGTATTACACTTATCAACAAATCAATGAAATGGTTAACGATATTTCATTTCAAATGTACAAGGACAACTGGCGTCCAGATTACATTGTAGGATTAACTAGAGGTGGATTAGTGCCAGCTGTGATTATGAGCAATGCATTAGGTATTCCAATGGAAACACTTAAGGTCAGTCTGCGCGACAGCGATAGTGAGTCCGAAAGTAACCTATGGATGGCAGAAGATGCGTTTGGTTATGATTACCCAAATGAAATAGTTGAAACCCACCCTATCTCAATATACGGCGAAGAAGGACAAGGTAAAAACATTCTTATTATCGACGATATTAACGATACTGGTGCTACATTAGATTGGATTAAACAAGATTGGCAAAGTAGTTGCATGCCTAACAGCTCAAAGTGGTTGCAAGTTTGGGGTAATAATGTTAGAATAGCTGTACTAATTGATAATTTATCTAGTGACTTTAGTGGCAAGGTAGACTATTCAGCTAAAGAAATTAATAAAGCAGAAGACGATTCATGGATCGTGTTTCCTTGGGAAAGATAATAATGATTGCCGATAAAACACAAGAAGCATTAATTATTTTACAAGAAGAATGTGCCGAAGTTATACAAGCAGTTAGCAAGTGCCATCGTTTTGGTCTGGACAATGCACATAAGTCTGGAGCCTCACAGCGAGCTAACTTAGAAATGGAAGTAGGCGACATGTTGGCATTAGTGGATATTTTAGTCGAGCAAGGTATTTTAGATCAAGACGGATTAGAACTTGCTATGGATAAAAAGAAAGAAAAATTAAAGATATGGTCAAAATTATATGAAACTTAAAGTCAGTGAAATATTTTATTCAGCACAAGGTGAAGGACGCTTTGTAGGTGTTCCTAGTATATTCTTACGTACATTTGGCTGCAACTTTACCTGTCCAGGATTTGGCATGACTAGAGGTACTGCAAGTACTGAAGCAGACGAAGTTGCTAAAACTGTACAACTGTATAAGACATATGAAGAACTTCCATTAGTCAACACAGGATGTGATAGTTATGCATCATGGCATCCTAAGTTTAAAAGTTTAAGCCCAACCTATGAAACATCTGAAGTAATTAGTAAGATGTTAGCCCTAACGCCAAACAATCGTTGGGCTCAAGACAACGGCAATGATGTACACTTGGTAATTACAGGTGGCGAGCCGTTGCTAGGTTGGCAGAAAGTATTTCCAGAAATGTTAGAAGCAATTGAAATGCGTGACTTAAAAAATCTTACATTTGAAACAAATGGCACTCAAGAGCTACATCCAGACTTTGTAGAATATCTGCAGAATTGGGTAGGTATTCCTAGTATTACACAGCGTGAAGTTACATTTAGCGTTAGTGCTAAACTAAGTCCAAGTGGCGAGAAGTGGGAAGATGCTATTAAACCTGAGATTGTAGTTGGATATCAACAAGCTGGCCGAGTCTATCTTAAGTTTGTAGTTGAAAATCCAGATGACTTTGATGAAGTTGAGGTAGCAGTAGCGGAATACAGACGTGAAGGATTCGAAGGTGTAGTGTATATTATGCCTGTTGGTGGTGTTGTAAGTGTTTACAACGGTAACAAGTTTAACGTAGCAGACGAAGCTATGCGTAGAGGGTATTATTACAGTCCTAGATTGCATGTCGATCTTTGGGGCAATAGTTGGGGGAAATAATGTTTAAAAGATTTATAGCGTGGGTAAAATATTGGCGCGAGACTTTAAGTGATCCAACAAATTGGGATGACAGCAATGATCCGTGTCCGTACAAATGTAACTGTAAAGATAAAAAGGAAAAAAATTGAGTTATTTATTTACAAGTGAAAGTGTCAGTGAAGGACATCCAGATAAAGTAGCAGACGCTATCAGTGATGCTATTTTAGATTTGGTTATGGTACACGAAGACTCGAGTATGCGTGTTGCTTGCGAAACTTTAGTTACTACTAATCGTGTTATTATTGCCGGAGAATATAAGAATGTTGCCTTACACGAAGCGCAAGTTGAAAGTGCCGTACGTCGTACGATTAAGGAAATTGGCTACGAGCAAACAGGGTTTGATTGGCGTACAGTTGAGATCACTAACCTATTACATGGGCAAAGCGCAGACATTGCACTAGGTACAGACACGTTTGGTGCAGGCGACCAAGGACTAATGTTTGGTTATGCTACTAATAAAACACCTAACTATATGCCTGCAACAATTTACTACAGTCACAAGATTGTTCAAGCACTAGCAAAGTTACGTAAAGAAGGTGCTACTTGGTTAGGACCAGATGCTAAATCGCAGGTGACTTTGCAGTTCAATGATGAACATTCAATTAGTCATGCTACTAAAATTGTATGCTCAACACAGCACAGCGAAGATACAGACATTGCTACTGTACGTGCTAACGTAGAAAACATTATTAGAACTATCCTACCAGCAGAGTTAATTACAGCAGAAACAGAGTTCTTAATTAATCCAACTGGCAGATTTGTTATTGGCGGACCAGATGGTGATACTGGATTAACAGGACGTAAGATTATTGTAGATACCTACGGTGGTAGTTGCCCACACGGTGGCGGTGCGTTTAGTGGCAAGGATCCTACTAAAGTAGATCGTAGTGCTGCCTATATGGCTCGCTATCTAGCCAAAAACATTGTAGCCAGTGGTAAAGCTACACATGCTACAGTACAATTGGCCTATGCAATTGGTGTAGAACAACCAATGAGTGTTTATGTCGACAGCGATGGCAACAATAGTGAGCTAACTGCATGGATAATTAAGTATGTAGACTTAACTCCACGCGGTATTATTAATAGATTTAAACTATTCCGCCCTATTTACAGTAGTACTACTAACTATGGTCACTTTGGTAAAGATAATTTACCGTGGGAAGAGTTAGATTTATTTGAGGATCAATAATGGAAAAGAAGTTGTGGGATTCAATTACCAGCGATGTACTAAAATCACTACCTAATGCGGCCAAAGGATACGAGCAACGTATAAGTGTTCCTGAATTTACATTTTTAGGTGGTGCTAACCAACCAGACTTTGGTGACGTAACTATTTGGTTCTATGGCAATAATAAGACTATTGAATTAAAAAGTCTTAAACAATATCTATTCCAATATCGCGATACTAGACTTAGTTACGAACGTGCATTAGATGTAATGTATAAAGATCTTAAGACTGTTTATGAGCCAGATCGTATACGTATAGAAATTGATTATCGCCCTCGTGGCGGTATAAGTAGTAAACTAACAGTTGATTCAGACTGGGGTCATCTAGGTGGCTCTGATCAATATTGGCAACACCACAAGGATTAATAATATGGATTTCAAGAATCTATTTAAAACTAAAGCACAAAAAGAAGCAGAAGCTCGTGAACTAGCAGAAGCACAGGCAAAACTTGAAGCTGAAAACGCTCTAAAGAAAGCCGAGGCTAAATCTAAAAAAGAATCTAAGAAAGCTGAAGAAGCTGCTAAAAAGAATGACCCCAAAGCTCTAGCAACTGCGGCTGGTGAGCCGTGGGTAAATGTATTAGGTATTGAAGTAGACCCAGAAAATCCAGGCGCAGGTGCATTTGAATTGGATTGGAACGATGTCTTTGTAGCACGTTTAATTAAAAGTGGTTATCAAGGTAAAACAGATGCAGACGTAGTGGATAATTGGTTCCAAGATGTTTGCCGTCATGTAGTTATGGAAACATATCAACAAGAGCAAGCAGATCCAGATAAACGCAACAATGTACAACCAATACAACGTAAAGATATCGGCGGCGGCAAAGCAGAATTTAGTTAATATTGTAATCACATTAAATACTATGCAGGTACAATTTTTATGAAAGGTCATATTATGAAATTAATCTTAGCAGTATTATTATTAGGTAGTTGTATTACAGCAAATGCCAATCAAGCATTGGCACAGAAAAGTGGTTGTTTAGCTTGTCACGCAGTTGATAAAAAAATATTAGGTCCAGCTTACAGAGACGTTGCTGCCAAATACAAAGGTCAGGATGTTGAGGCTAAATTAGTAGCAAAGGTTAAGAAAGGTGGTAGTGGAGTATGGGGTCCTATCCCAATGCCGCCAATGAGTCCACAGATCAAAGACGAGGATATTAAAACGCTCGTTAAATGGGTGTTAGCACAGTAATCCAATAAAAGGCATAGAAATATGCCTTTTCTCTTGACTTTATCATCAAACGAAAGTATAATTACTACATGAGATATCTATTAGTAGACACAGCAAATACATTTTTCCGTGCTAGACATAGCGCACATAGACAAAGCGATACTTGGGATAAGTTAGGCTTTGCTATACACGTTACACTGGCATCAATCAATAAAGCATGGCGCGATCAACGTGCTGATCATGTTATTATCTGCTTAGAAGGACGTAGCTGGCGCAAAGACTTTTATACTCCGTATAAAGCCAATCGTGCAGTAGCACGTGCTGCCCTTACTGAAAAAGAACAAGAAGAAGATCAGTTGTTCTGGGAAGCCTTTGATGCACTTAAAGTATTCATTAATGAGCGTACAAACTGCACTGTATTACAGCACGGTGAACTAGAAGCTGACGATCTTATTGCAGGCTTTATACAAGCACATCCACAAGATCATCACACTATTATCAGCAGTGATACTGACTTTTATCAATTACTAGCAGAAAACGTTAATCAATATAACGGCATTGCAGATGAATTACATACCATCACTGGTATATTTGATAAAAAAGGCAAGCCTGTCTTAGACAAAAAGACTAAAGAGCCTAAGAAAATCCCAGACCCTAAGTTTATCTTGTTTGAAAAATGTATGCGTGGTGATCCTACAGATAATATCTTTAGTGCTTATCCTGGTGTACGCACTAAAGGCACTAAGAACAAAGTTGGGTTAGAAGAAGCGTTTGGCGATAAAGATCGTCAAGGTTATGCTTGGAATAATCTAATGTTACAACGCTGGACCGATCACAATGGTATCGAGCATCGTGTGTTAGATGACTATAATCGTAATGTACAACTAGTAGACTTAACAGCACAACCTGCAGATATCAAAGATAAGATCTTTGATTGTATTAAAGAGAATGCACAGCTTAAAACACGAGGCAACGTTGGGGCATACTTTCTTAAATTCTGTGGTAAGTACGACCTAGTTAAATTAAGTGATAATGCACAGCATATGAGCGAATGGATGCGAGCACCATATCCAGAACAATAAACTACAATGTTTAATCTAAAAACGGTTGACATTTTGGTTAACTTCATGTATAATAGCACTTATCAAAATTAAGAAAGACAACTATTATGGTTTATCATTGTTTAAATTGTGGTGCTGATTTACCATCTGGAGATCGGATGCATATTTGCCCTGCTTGTCGACAAATTGCTGCTATAAACAAAGCTAGTGATACTGCCTCCTCAAGCAGAGGAGGTGGTGGCTATTCTTCATCAGGTAGTAGCAGTCGTAGCTATTCTTCTTCAGGTGATTTTAGCGATATGAGTGCTTGGTTTATCTTATCAGCATTTCTTATATTTGATGCGTATCATCATTTTGCTATTTTAAAGTTTGTTTGGTTTATGGCTAAAGTTAGTGTGTATTTGTTTTGTTTAGGTTTCTTTTGGGCATCACCTGCAAGTTTTGGCATTGGATCATAATTGATAGATAAAAATCAGAAGTTTTTGGCATTAGATTTAGAACTTAACCAACCGAGTGGTAAGATCATTCAGGTTGGCATAGCCATTGGTAAAGCAGATGATCGCTTTGAAAACTATTTTACTAAGAAATGGTATATAAATCCAAACGAACCAATTGACCAATTTATTATTGACCTAACAGGTATTACAGATAGCGATATTAGTGCTAACTGTGTTAGCCACGAAACTGTGGCCAGAGAGTTAGGCGCACTGATCAAAGAACACAACTGTTTTGTCAATCCTGTTACTTGGGGCGGTGGCGATAGCGTAGAACTACTAGCAGAGTTTAGTAAGCAGTGCGTAGACTTTCCGCATTTTGGTCGTCGATGGATTGATACTAAAACATTCTACACTCTACTGATGTTTGCCAAAGGAAAGAAGCCAAGTGGTGGGTTAGCTAGTGCTATGGGCTACTTCAAATTACA